GCTAAATACAGCATGGGTCATGGTGTATTAAGACCAGAAGCGGCAGTCGGAATTAAAGAAGCGGCATAGTCCCTCTTTACTTACATTGGGCGGAGATTAACACTGACAATCCGCCCAGTGTTCAAACAAAATTTTAATACAAAGGACAGATGACAACACAAATTACACCCACAAGTGAATTACAAGCTGTGAATATAATGCTCTCTACAATAGGAGAAGCACCAGTAAACAGTATCACTGGAACTACTACAGTTGATGTAGGTACAGCAAAAAATATTTTAAATGAAACATCTATGTCCATTCAATCACAAGGGTGGAATTTTAACTCACACATTAATTACTCATCTTTAACTTTAGATAGTGATAACAAAGTTCCCCTACCTTCAAACTGCGTTAAAGTTGACGCAAATTCCCAACACAGATATTTAAACTACACATTAAGAGATGGTTTTCTATATGATATGGATAACCATACAGATGTATTTACTTCTGCACCTGCTTCAGTTGATATGGTTTTAGTTCAACAATTTGAACATTTACCAGAATACGCTAGACAATATATTACAATGAAAGCGGCTAGAAGATTTGCGGCAAGATTTGTTGGTGATAAAGAAATTACACAATTAATTGGTCAAGATGAACAAGAAGCATTAATGGCATTCCATCAAGCAGACAGCCAAGAGAGTGATGTAAATATACTTGATGGAGACAGTAATACATTTTCTATAATACATAGACCTACTAGAAGGAACTACTAGCTATGGGCGGTGTTGTTTCACAATCTATTCCTAACTTCTTAAATGGTATGTCTCAACAGACACCTACTCAAAGAGGATTAAATCAAGGAGAAGACCAAGTTAATTTACAAAATGGTTTAGTAGATGGTTTATCTAAAAGACCACCTTTAGATTATGTAGCAACAGTAGATGCTTCAAATATATATTCTAATAAAACTAAATTTTGGAATATACAAAGAGATGATGCTAACCAATACATTGTAGCATTATACAATGGTGGTATTAAAGTATTTGATTTAGATGGTAATTCAAAAACTGTTACTATACAAAGTGGTTCAGGTTATTTAACTTCTACTAATCCTAAACAACATTTTAAATTAGTAAATATTGCTGACTATACTTTTATAGCAAATACACAAACTACTGTAACTGCTGACAGCACAACGTCTGCGGCTAAAGTAGAAGAATTTTTAATTGTTTGTAAATTAACAAACTATGGTAGGGAATATAAAGTAGCATTAAATCACCCTAACATGTCCTATGAACATGAAGTAGTGTTTCAATTACCTTCAGGTAATGATGCTTCTACTGATAGTAAATTTAGAGATACAAACAAAATTACAGATATATTATTAAATGGGACATCTAGTTCACACTGGGATAGTGCGGCTGATGGTATTGGATTTAAAACTATTAGAACAGATACAGGTGCAACTTTATCTAGTTCACAAGGATTAGCAAATTATTCAGGAATAACATCTCATTTTACATTTGAAGCATTTGATAGTGTTATTTATGGAAAACCTACAGGTACAGTTTCATCACCAAACACACTAGCTGATTATACAATAAGTTCATCACATGGTTCTGGTAATACAGCTATGTACGCTATCAGAGATGAAATACAAGATTTTAGTAAATTACCTTTTTATGGAAAGAAAGATGTAATTATAAAAGTAACTGGTGAAGAAGGAGATACATTATCAGATTACTATGTTAAATTTACAGGTAAGTCTGGTGTATGGAATGAAACTATAGCACCTGCTACTTCTGTAGGATTAACTAATTCTACAATGCCACACGCATTGATTAACAATAATAATGGTACATTTACTTTTAAAGAATTAGATTGGACAGATAGAGTATGTGGAGACATTGAAACAAATGCTAATCCAACTTTTGTTGGTAAAAAGATTAATAACCTTACATTTTATAAAAATAGATTAGGTATTTTATCAGGAGAAAATTTAGTATTAACAGAAAATGCTTCTTTCTTTAATTACTTTGCAACTACATCTACACAAGTTTTAGATACTGACCCTATTGATATAGCGGCTTCAGGTACACAAGTTAATACACTTAAAAACTCTGTAGGATTTAATGAAAGTTTATTATTATTTTCTGATACAGCACAATATAAATTAGATAGTTCAGGTGAAAGTATATCACCTACAACAGCTATACTTAATGAAGTATCTTCATTTGAACATGATGATAAAGTAACACCAGTTTCAGCAGGTAAGTTCGCTTACTTTGCACAAGCTAGAACAAACAATACAGCAATAAGAGAATACTTTGCTGATGATGACACACTAACAAATGATGGTTTAGATATAAGTGTATCAGTACAAAATTTAATTCCATCTAATACTTATCAAATTATAAGTAATACTACAGAAGACACATTGGTATTTCTTTCTTCTGATGACGCAGACACACAGACTGCACCATATACAGGCACAGCTTCAGCTACAAATGCTAGTACAATGATTATCTATAAGTATTTCTTTGATGGTGGAGAGAAAGTACAAAACGCTTGGTCTAAATGGACATTTACAGGTGTTAAAATTATTGGTGTTATGTCTTTAGAAAGTTATCTTTATGTATTAGCTTCTGAAGGTACTACTACAAAATTATTTAAACTAGATTTAAGAAACTTAAAAGATACTACTATAGGTCATGGTGTTTATCTTGACCTTAAAACTTCAGTTTCAGGAACGTATGATGCCGCAACAGGTCTAACTACGTTTACTTCACCTTATGGTGCAAAGACTGGATTGTTAGCTGTAGATAGAACAAATGGAAATAACTACACAGCTACAAACACAAGTGGTTCCACTTACACAATCAAAGGTAATCACACTTCATTATACATTGGTGTGCCTTATGAAAGTAAATACAGATTATCTACACCTTATATTAGAGAAAATACTGGTAGAGGTTTAGTAGCTATTACTACAGGTAGATACCAAATTAGAAATATATTATTTAATTTTGAAAACAGTGGGTTCTTTCAAGTGGAAGTAACTCCAACAAATAGAGATAAATCAACTTCAATAATGAATGGATATGTCATTGGTACATCTTCATCTATTGTTGGACAACCTGCTATAGCTTCAGGAACATTAAGAGTTCCAGTACAAGCACAAAATACAGAGTTTGTATTAGATGTTAAATCATCTTCTCATTTACCTATGTATATCGCAGGTGCAGAAGTTGAAGGTTATTATCATAACAGAGCAAATAGGATTTAATGGTTAAAGAAAATTATGTACGTCCTGCTATATTAGCGGACTGTTTAGAATTAGCACCTAGAGTAAGAGTAGGTGATAGAAAAGAAATTATGGCTTCAGATGGTGTAACGCCATTGGAAGCATTAGTCTTACCTTTTACAGAAGAGAAAGCTAAAATTTATACAATAGTAGGAACTGAAAGCGAAGGTGTAATTGGTATGTTTGGTTCTTCTCCAACTAAATTAAAAGAGTATGGAGTAGTTTGGCTACTATCTAGTGAAAAACTTTTTAAACATGTAAAGCAATTTATTAAAGAGTGTCCTTATTGGGTAGCTCAAATGAGTAAAGATTATAAGTATGTTTACAATTTCGTAGATGAAAGAAATTGGAAAGCATTAAAATGGTTACAATTTTTAGGATTTGAACCAACAGAAAAAATAGGGAAATTCGGTGTCGGTAAGATGCCATTTTTATTAATGATGAAAGAGGTAAATAAATAATGTGTGATGTCCAAGCGGCTATTCAAGTAGCAGGATTAGTTCAAGGATATAGAGAAAAGAAAGCACAGAATAAAGCTATTAGAAGAGACCAAGAGACTTCACGAAGAGGATTTGATAGAGGTTATTTACATGATATGAATAAGATTGACCAAGAGAAGGTCAATGCAGATAAAGAAAAGACTAAAGCAGAAATTAAATCTAAAGCAGAAAAGAATTTAGAAATATCACAAAAAACAAATTTAGGATTTGGCAATAGTACAAAAATAGTTCAATCAATCGGATATTTATTTGATGAAGATTGGGTTTCTATTACAAGTGATTACGACAAAGATGTTCAACAATTTCAAAATCAACAAACAGAAGCATACGCTAATCTTCACAAAAGCTATAACAGCTTAACTCCCCCAATAGACCCTTCAAGAACTGGATTAATGCTTGAAGTTGCAGGAGCTTCTTATAGTGGATATCAAAGAAATGAAGCAAATAAAAAGGCTAAAACATAATGGCAAAATATAAATCACAAGCAACTACCAAATACTATGGACTAGGTGGTACAGGTAGAGTTTACACAAATACACAATCAGATGGATTAGCTAAATCTTTAATGAATGCAGGTTATAAAATAGGTGAAGCAGAGACATTAAGAATAGATAGAAAAAAAGATAAAGCTATTGCTAAAATTGATGAGCTATATGCTTCAGGTAAATCTTTTGAAGACATACAATCAGAGATACTAGCAAACAAACACCCAGATTTAACTGGTAAATACATAGAACAAACTACAAATTATCATGCAGGTAAAGTTAAAGCGGCTGAAGTTATTAAAGAAATAGAAGCTAATAAAAATAAATATGATTATACTGATACTACACAATCATTAGAAACTTTCTATAAAGAATATATGCCTGAATTTGAAAGCATGGATAAAGCTACAATTTTAGGATTTTCTAAAACATTTAATGTCTATAAATCAACAGAAGCAGTAAAAGATGCAGAGAATAGAAGTGCGTGGGCTTCTGAAGTTAAAATATCAGAAGGTGTAACTCTTATTGAAACATTGCCTACAAGCATGATTGAAGGTGAATTAGGTAATACAATTAAAGATATGCAAACTGATGTTCCTAATACAGATGGTTCATCTAAACCTAATCAATTATATACTAATAAAGAAACATTATCTGTCTTATTAAGAAGTGTTAACAAAATTATTGCTGAAGCAAAAACAGAAGACGATTTAATAAGAGCAGAAGCTATCTTAAATGCTGATTTAGGATTTGGTAAAGATGGTACTAAATTAGGCTCACTAGGTTCAAGAAATCACAAAGAGATACTTAAAGCTAAAGAGGATTTATTAAAGAAAAAAAGAGCATTAATAATTAATGACAGACAAGAAAAAGCATTTCAAGATGAAGAAAAAATTAAAGAATTAAATGCTTCTATATATGAACAGGTAGAAGTAGAGGGAACTGCTGATGGTGAAGTAGTTATGAGAGATAAAAACCATGATGAGTTAATGGCAATAAGAGATGAAATAGAAAAGTTTGGTGTACCTGCGTATGTTACTAATTTTGATAGAGCTATAGATGCTAACGCATATATTGACACTGACCCTGCGGTATACAACCAGTTAGTAGCTGACATATTTGATGGTAAGTATGCTACACAAGATGAAGTAACTGATGCTTTAGTAGCATTAAATATTGACCCTAAATTATTATCTCCAACTTTAACATTATTTGCTAAAGCTAATAAAAAAGGTAAACAACTTCATGTAAGTAATGCCATTTACAGTGAAAGCATGAAATATATTGAAAATGCAGTTAGAGGTAACTTTACTAATCAACAAGGTTTCTTAAAAGAAAATGGTAATGATGCAATTAGAAATGCACATAACTACATGGTTAAAGAATTAAATCAATATGAAGCTGACTTTTTAGAAAAAGAAGGTAGAGAACCTACTGATAAAGAACGTGCAGACTTTATGGAAATGATGGGCGACATAGTTATTAAATACTACAGTACAGATTATGGTGCTGACCCTACTATGAAATCTATGACAGACTATGAAACTGAAATTAAAGAAGCAGAACAAGCAAAAGAAATTAAAGATAAAGAATATCTTGAAGCAGGTGTTACTGAATTACAAACAAGTATCGGAGACTTACTTGTTGATAAGAAATTAGATTTACAGAAAATTAAAGAAGGAGTAGAAAATGATTTTAACCCTTCTTTCATGGGTATACCATTTACAGGCGGAGATAGTAGTTGGTTTAAATTTGATAGCACTGATAAAAAGAATTTTATTAAAAAGAATTTACCAACAGCTATTTCTAAAATATTTACTGATAACAATATAACTTTAACACCACAAATGTTTGAAGTTATGACTGAAGAAGATTTTATATCATTAAAAGAAAACATTGCTTCCGCAATAGGTGCAACTACTGAACAAGTAGACCAAGCAATTCAATTAGCAATGAAAGCACAAGGTAATTAATGGCTACATTTTCAACTTCATTAGATAAAGAAATAACAACAAGTACCTTTCCTACTGAAGATTTAAAAAAACCAGATAATGCGGCGTTAGCATTAGATGAAATACAATCAGAAAAATTTTATAACACATTAAAATCTTATTATTCTTATAGAGAAGACGATAAATACTTATTTAACAATATGAGCCATGCAGACTTATTAGATTATTTCTATAATGATAGGTCTTGGAGAAATCACAATACTGTCTCTATGGGTATGGATATGGCTAATGTTTTTGGTGAAGACAACCCTGATAGAATAGCAGAGTTTTCTTATATCCAACAAACTTATGAAGCATTACCTTCTTGGTGGGACGACCCAAATAGAAGTTTTGGCTCATGGTTAATAGATAATGGTGGTGCTATGTTAGCTGACCCAGTTAACCTAATTGGTGTAGGAGTTGGTGGTCAAGCCGCAAAACAAGGTTACAAAGCCGCTTTAAGAGTAGCTCTTAAAGATAAAATGGCTAAAGAAATTTCTGAAATTACAATTAAAGAAGCGGCTAAAGAAGCTGAAAAGTTAGCTTTAGGTGCGGCTATTAAAAAAGGTGCATTAAATGAAGGTGTTGTTAATGCAGTTATTTCTGGTGGTCAAGATGTTATGCTACAAAACACTGCTATCAAAGCAGGTATACAAGATGAGTTTAGTTTAAAACAATCTGGTATTAGTACAGCCGCAGGGTTTGGCTTTGGTACTATCTTTGGTGCAGGATTTTCAGCAGGTGCTTTCAAACTTAAAAATAGAAGTCTCGCAAACAATTCAATTAAAAATCTTAAAGATATTCACGATTTTGGTAGAAGTACAACAAAGGGTTCAAAGCTATTTGATGAACTTACAATTAATACTAAATCTAAAGCGGCAGATAAAAATGCTCCTAAAATTAAAAAAGAACCAAAGTCTACAAAAGAATATATTAACGATTTAAGAAAATCCAAAATAAAACCAGACGATAAACCACCTAAACAAATTATTAACATAACTAAAATGAAAAAGCCTAGTACAGGTAAAGAAACAAGTTATGAAAATTTTATTAAATTTAGAATTTCTGAAATAACAGAAAATGTAAAAGTTGATTTAGAAAATGCAAGAGTAACTAAAGAACAGATGATTGAAGAAGCTGTTGCGTTAGGAGCAGATAGAAAAAAGTTTCAAAAAATGGCTGACGATATGGCTAACTCTGAAGATTTTGTTAATGGATATGCTACAGTTGTTGCACAAAAAAATGAAATTAAAAGTTTATTTGATGAAATAGGAGCATTAGCTACTCAAACAAACAGAGCAGATTTATCTCTTAAAGAACAACAAGATTTAGTTAAAAGAATTGAATATTTAGATGACATAATGAACGCAGATGTTATTAGAAAACAAAAAGGTTCAGGTAATGTAGCTAGGATATTTGTTGCACATCAATTAGATGCTGATGGTACAAAAGCCGCAAAATTAATATCTAATCCTGAAGACCCTGCATTGGCAAAACAAAAAATTGGAACATTTGAAGACAAACTTAAATTTTGGCAAAACGTAGGTAAGTTAGGAGATAGAGACCAAATTATAGCGGCTCATCAAAAAATAAAAGACATGGACAGATGGGATTTATTGTCTGAATATGTAAACAACAACTTGCTATCTTCACCAGATACACACATTTTAAATATTATATCAGGTTTAACACAAACATTTTGGAAACCTACAGTTCTTTTATTAAGAGGTGCAAACATGTTTCCAACAGATGCAGTAAGAGCTAGGCGTATAATGAGAGAAGCGTTAGAAACTTTTGTATATCAATTTGCTTTTACAGGTTTTGCTTTAAAAAGAGCAGGTAAAAGTATTTGGGAAGGTAGAGCAGTTCTTGATAGTGCTTACATGAAACATGATAGTAATATTAGACAAGGACAACTTCAAAGATGGATAAGTGGTATGGGTAAACTTGCTACTGAACCTTTAGGAACATTTGGAAAAGTTGTGCAAAGAACTGTTGTAGAACCAACAGCAAGAATAGTAACTTTACCTATGAGAGTGTTATCAGCAGGAGATGAATTTCTTAAATCAATGTTTTTTCAAGCTAGAATGGCATCACTTATTAACTCTAAAATTATAGATGAAAGCCCAGATTTTAATTTATTAAAAGGTGATGGATTTAAACAAAGATACAAAGAAAGAGCAAAAGAATTACAAGCAGAATTTATAAACAATGATACAGGAAGAGCTATAGAAATAGGTAATACTGTTCAAGATAGAATAAACTCACCACTACATTTTAGTAGAGAAGCATCATACACTAATCCTGCATCAGAAGTTAACCCATTAACAAATAAAGAATATGGTGGAGTAACAGGCAGAGTATTACAAATTACAGGGAAGAATAAATGGTTAAGAGCTTTTGGTCTTCATTTTATTAATACACCTTCAAACTTATTAAGATGGAATTTTCAACATTTACCTATTATGGGTAGATACCAATTTCAAATGAGAAACATGTTAGCGGAAGCTGATTTACCACCTTTATCAAAAGATGCAGGTGTCTTTGAAAAGATAACTCGTAAATTTAACAGTAGTAGAGTTACAGCACCAATTAGAGGTATAGCAGGTAAATTAAGTGGTGGTAGAATTGGTGGTACAAGATATTTAAACCCAGAAGCGGCGGCTGAAGCTAATGCTAGAATACAAATGGGTTGGTTACTGTGGACAAGTGCATTCAATATGGTAGCGGCAGGTAAAATTACAGGCGGTGGTTCAAGAGATTGGAGAGAAAATAGAGAAAGAACTAGAAACACTGGTTGGCAACCTTACGCATGGAGAACAGATGATGGAAGATATATTTCTTTAAATAGATTAGACCCATTGTTTACTCCTATGTTTATAGCGGCTGATATAATGGAAGGTCTTAACACTTTCTTAAAAGACACAGATGATTTACCACCAAGTGTTGAAAAACAATATACAGAAGCGGCAATGGCAGGAGTAGCATTGTTTACTAGAAACATTACTTCAAAGTTTTATACAAAAAATATAATTGAAATGTTTAACTTTATGACATCAGATGATTATATGAAATCTAAAAGTCCTGAAAGAGCCGCAGGTGCATTCTTTGCACAACTAGCATTTAAAGCAGTTCCTATGTCTGGTGGATTAAGATATTCAAACAGAGTTAATGATGAATGGGAAAGAGATGTATGGACATTTATGGATAGAATTAGAACTCTAAATCCTTTAGGTGTTAATGATAGAATTATGCCACAACGTAATATGTTTGGTCAAAAAATTAATAGAAAAACAGGTTGGTTGTTTGGATTAGGTGGAGAGACTGGCTTATGGTCTACACCTTTTGCTATGACTAAATGGCAAAACAATGAAACAGCTAAATTTCTTTCTAAAATTACAAAATGGAAATATCAACCACCTGCTAAAACAGACAGAGGTACAGGCTTTAATTTAAAAAATATGAAAAATGCTGACAATCAGACAGCTTATGACCGAATGTTAGAATTAAAGATGGAAGTTGTATTTAATGAAAGAGGTGGGATTGTTAACCCTAAAACTTACAAAGGTAAGAGATATAATTTACAACAAATAGTAGAGAAATTAATAGCTAATAAACAAAGCAGATTATACATAAATCCAACAGGCGAAGTTGCAGGTAAAGATTATCAAGCAGATGTTATTATAGATTTAATACATGATGCTGAAAAAGCGGCATATTTTGAGATGCTTAAAGAGTTTCCTGAAATAGAAGAAAGAATAAAAATACAAGATGCATACACTAAACAGAAGTTTAAAGAGAGCAAAGAAAACTGGATAAACACCCTAACCCAGTAAAGTTTCACTTTTAGTAAAACAAATTCAAAAAATAAGGAAAAATCATAAATGGCTAATAGTTTTGTACGTTATACAGGTAATAACAGTACAACATCTTATGCTATTCCTTTTAGCTATAGAGCTACAGAAGACCTAACAGTTACCCTAGCAGGGGTAGCTACAACAGCATTTACGCTAAATGCGGCAGGGACTACTCTTACATTTAATTCTGCACCTGCACAAGATGTGGCTATTGAGATAAGAAGAAAAACGTCTCAAACAACAAGATTAACAGATTATGCTGATGGTTCAGTATTAACAGAAAACGATTTAGATACAGATAGTACCCAA